GTTGTACGAATGGAGAAAGAAAGTAGGAGAAGAAAAAGCAAATAAAATATCAAATCACGCAGCCACTCGAGGCACACGACTCCATACCATGTGTGAAAAGTACATGTTGAATGATGAATCGTTCGCTGAGAAGCAAATGCCATTGACTGTAGAAATGTTTAAATCTATACAAAAATATATAGATATGGTCGATATAGTATACGGCAATGAGATACCTTTATATTCGCATGATCTAAAGACTGCTGGAAGAACTGATCTTTTCTGTCAAGTCGGAGGGAAGAACGCCATACTTGACTTCAAGACGTCTAGTCGTCAAAAAGACGAAGAAGACATTGAAAGTTATTTTCTTCAAGCAACAACGTATTGCTTAATGATCGAAGAACTGAAAAACATTGAAGTTCCAAAAATCATAATTCTAATAGCTGTTGAAGGTGATCGTCCTCAGTATTTTATAAAATCTACATCACAGTACAAAGAAAAAGTAAGGAAAATATTTAAATCTTATCAAAGGTAGATACTCATGAACATTAAAGTTTATAAGTGTTCAAATGAGGAATTAAGAAATGAGATACGAGTGTTATCAACTCGAGCTCTTGAGTATATGTTTAGAAATAGAAAAAAAATACTTAGTAAAGTTTATATAACAATAAAAATTGATAACGAAGAAACTAATAGAGAAAAAGCTTATGGATTATGCTCATGGACCGATCAGATGCATAACCCAAAACGGTTTTCCATAATATTAAATGATAGAGTTTCAAAGAAAGTATTCAAACAAACTCTCTTACATGAGTTGGTTCATGTAAAGCAATACTTACTGAATGAACTCAAAGATTGTTATAATGGAAATGTGAAATGGAAAAAGAAAGTCTATGAAGATACTCAGAGTTATTATGAATACATTGACTTGCCATGGGAAAAACAAGCATTTAGCATAAGCGAAAAACTATATCAAAAGCTATGTACATAAATAAACAAATTGTTTAATATACAGTTAATGCTGGTGTAGCTCAGTCGGTAGAGCAGTTGCCTTGTAAGCATCAGGCCGGGGGTTCGATTCCCTCCTCCAGCACCATATATAAATAGTAGATTACATTATGATACAATTGAATCCTCCCCTTCCGTTAATTACTCCAAAAGGAAAAGGCTGGGCACACTTTTTGATAGATCGTTCGCAAGAACATCATCTAGAATGGGTTGTCTTCATCGATAAAACTGGAGAATGTTGGACTTTCAGGAATCCTGAAATAAGGATAGCTGAGAATTATAGCATGGGAAGACAAAAATAATAACAGGACGATGTCCTCTCCCTTAAATAAGGAGATCAAAATGTTAAAAGCAATTATAATTAGCGTTCTCTTATGTATGCCTGTTTGGGCTCAAAATCAGACGCTAATGAACTATAAATCACCTTACTTGATTTCAAAGCAAGAAATGGTGGGTTATCAACCATACATGAAAGTGCTTGATCAAAAGCAGTTAAAGTGCTTAACTGATAATGTATATTTTGAAGCCGGAAATGAAGTAAATGAAGCTAAAATTGCAGTAGCTCTTGTAACTTTAAATCGCTTAAACCACGAATATTTCCCAGACACCATTTGCGAGGTAGTATATCAAAGGACACGATGGAAATGTCAATTTACTTGGGTATGTTCAGGTCATAGAAAAATCTACTACTGGAAAACATATTATGAAAGCAAGAAAATTGCAGAATACGTAATTATGAATTATGAACTCATCAACGATAATACAAAAGGAGCTACATTTTTTCACCATAGGAGAATACCTAATCCTTTTTCAAGAATAGGCGTTGAAAAAACAATATCAATAGGAAAACATGTTTTTTACAAACTATGAAAAAAATTAAAATTAATTCGGTAAAATCTGTACAAGATTTCATCAAGGACATTGACTTGCTAGTCAATGATTTTCAACTCGATTACATAGACGCAGTTGTTTACTATTGTGAGAAAAATAATATTGAAATTGAAACAGCAGCTTCTTTGGTAAAAAGCTCAAGTAAGATTAAAGCTAAAATACAATTAGCAGCTGAAGAAAAAAACTACATGTCCAAGAGTGCTAAACTTCCAATATGATGATGGAACCATTTGACGCTTACAAGAAGTACTTAGCTTTAAAGCATCATTTTACGAGCGATAGCTATGATTACTTTAAATACAATGGTAAAGTGAATGTTAAGAGTACATCCTTTGATGTACGAAAAGACAAGTACATGTTCTATAAGCTTTCTAAGAAGAAAGATGTAGAAGGTTACTTGATTGCCAACATGCTCAACGATGGAAAAACATGGATAGGTGATCTGTTGTCTTCTGAGTCAGAAGAGATCTACATTAACTGGCTTAAGCGACAAGAATCTTTATCGTATGTTTTTCAAAATGACATATCTAAACTCGATGACGATATGAATATGAATTTCAAATCAAACAATGGAGAGTATCCCTTAGCACTTCTTCTCTTACTAAGAAAAGAGATATGTTTAGAAACTCTCATCATCATCGACAACATCATAAGTATTTTCAATCATTGGAACAAGTCAATACAAGACACTGTGGTTTGGCCTGACATCTATAGAAAGTGTCTTAAGTATAAGTCTTTTCTAAAGTTTGATAAAAAGACATATGTTAATTTGCTTAAAAGCAGATTTACTATGTAATTATTATTCTATATTTGTTAGAATAAATAAGTCTGTGATATTCACTCTAGAATGGATATTTAGTGAACAGAGAATATCTACATATAAGTAAATATACACATACGTTGCAATACACTGTAATACGAGGTAATACAAATGACAACATCTTTTGCACAACTTAAAAACAATCGTCAGAATCAGTTCCAGAAGCTAGCCAATGAAATCAACAAGGGAGCTTATGAATCCAAGGATGACACTCGCTTCTGGAAGCCTGAAACTGATAAGGCTGGAAATGGTTATGCAGTAATCAGGTTTCTTCCCGCTCCTCAGAACGAGGATACTCCGTTCGTTCGTATCTGGGATCATGGATTCCAAGGCCCCGGCGGCTGGTACATCGAAAAGTCTCTGACAACTCTTGGCCAGAAGGATCCCGTTTCCGAATACAACACTCAGCTCTGGAACTCAGGTGTTGAGGAGAACAAGGAAATCGTCCGGAAGCAGAAGCGCCGTCTACACTACATCAGTAACATCTATGTGGTCAAGGATCCGGCTAATCCTCAGAACGAAGGCAAGGTATTTCTTTTCCAGTATGGTAAGAAGATCTTTGATAAGCTCAACGACCTAATGACTCCACAGTTCCAGGATGAAGAGCCAATCAATCCCTTTGACTTCTGGGAAGGTTCCAACTTCAAGCTAAAGATTCGTCAGGTTGAAGGCTATAGGAACTATGACAAGTCTGAGTTTGATTCTAAGTCTCCCCTGCTTGACGACGATGAAGAACTTGAGAATGTCTGGAAGCACGAACACTCACTGAAGGCTTTCCTTGAACCATCTAACTTTAAGTCCTATGACGAACTTAAGGCTAGGCTGCATCGTGTTCTTGGATGGAACGTCAATCAGTTTGAAGAACGAGCTAAGATCAGCGAATCAGCTGAGACTGCCAACTTCCAGATGGATGCTCCAGTGTTCAAGGCAAAGCAGACTAAGCCTACTGAAGAAGTCTTCAGTGAAGATGATGAAGAAGGTCTAGACTTCTTTAAGAAGTTAGCTGAAGAGGATTAAGCTACAGCGAAGTAGTCTGAATAACTTTTCTGAATGAGGGCTGCTGGTGGTCTAGACGTTCCAACGTTTGCCCCAGCAGCCTTTTTTTGATTCTCTATCTGAGGAATTGGTTGAGAAGCCATAGCAGTTTGAATAATCACTTGTTGTTCTTTTTCTTCTGTAGCTTCTGTTACTTGTTTGACTTCTTGAGTCGCTTCTTGAATAGTTGAAGCGGTTTGAACTGAAGGAGCAATCGGGGTTATGTCTGGGGCTTCCATTGAAGCAGAAGCAACAGTTAAAGCTTCCTGACTAAACTTACTAGCTTTTTCTAATTGCACTCTTTTATTTTCTGCAAGACTACCCTGAGCAAATGCTTGTTGTACTTTGTTTAGATCTCCGCCAAACCCGCCTGAAGCTACGTTAGCTACTACTAATTTTAAAGCCATATCGTAATCATCTAATGAATTTAGAGTCTCTATTCCCTTTTCATAATTGCCACGGCCGACGGAGTCAGCAATATATGCTAAAAGAGCAGACGATGCTACACTAAAATTTTCTGCAACTAGTTCAGGATTTTGAACTAAATCTACTCCAATCATCTTACCAATTCTTTCATAATTAGCTTTGCCTGTTAACTGAATAAATCCTCTTCCTATGTAAGTTCCTGCATCCTCGCCCGGATACAACACATCAAAGAAAGCTTTATCGCCCATAGACGCTAATTGCAAAAACGTGTCTAAAGGCACACCGTTTGGATAACCCAATTCATTAGCAACTCTTCCACCCGCTCTCAGCTGCGGAAAGATCTTATAAAGATAACCAAGCCCTCTCTTCTTAGCTGTATTGTACCAAGCCTTTGCACCAGCTTCTTTAGATGCAGGGTTTAAACCCGATTCTTTTGCTGCAGTAGCAATGATAGCTGCTATAGCGTTTTCATTAACGATACCCATTCTTCTAAGCTCAGATGCTAATTTTTTAGCATTACCTGTAAAGTTTGCTGACGGTTTTTCTTTAGTTGCATCCTCTTTAATTTTCTCAGGCGGGATACGTATAACTTGTTCTTGTGCGCGAGAAGTCGTTCCACCAGCTTCTACTCTCGTAGCCGCTCCGGGAGGCTCTGTAGTAGTTGCAACTTCTGCCGCCGCTGGAGGTTCAGGAGGTGCTGCTGGTGCACCATATTCTGGCGGGGAGTATTCTCCTCCAAAAGCAGGCTTTCCTGTAACTCCGAATGATCCAGTGCTTCCTACAGTCATCTGGACTTCTGGTTCTTTACCCGGTTCTTCTCCTTTAGCCACTCCCTTTGCAGCGCCTGGAAGCATGCTTTCAATCGCTTCTGGTAATTTTTCTTGCAAGAACGCTGGTAAAGAAGAAACAATGCTTCCAATTGTCTCTTCAATAGTTGCAACTAAAGACTGCCACAGTTCAGTAACTGTACTAGAAAAATAATTTTTTATAGGATCAAAAACATAAGTTGATATTGAAGTTTGTAGTTTGTCAAATAAAGACGATATGATATTTTTAAAAGAATCACTTATGATGTTTGGTAAATCACCAAACACTTTTTTAATATCTTCAAATCCTTTAAAGAGTACTGGAAGTAATATTAAGACTAGGCCTAATGCATTCTTCAATATCTTAAAGAAAGTACTTTCTTCAGGCTTTTCAGTTACTTCTTTACCTTCTTCATCTATTGCAACTGCTTGTTTTTCTTCGTCCGCTTTTTCTAAAATTGCTTCACCAGCGGCAGCTTCAGTGACTTGTTCTTTTTTATAAAGGTCAGACTCTAGATTCTTTATTTTCTTTGCGAACAAAGATACTTCTGATAATACTTTCTTTAGTATTTCAGTTTTTGTTTGTTTAATATTTTCTGCGTTTGATGCTGGAGCTTCTTTTTCAACCACAGATTCTTTGTCATCTTGTTCTTCCCTAGCACTAATTTTATCGAGTATTTCTTTTATCATATTGAAATTGCTCCTGAAAAATTAGTCTCAGGCACAAACAATTGAGATATTAAACTACCTAACTTTGGTGTTGGATCTGGAACATCATTTATATTCCATGATTCACCAGGCTTTATTAATGTTTTTTCATTACTTCTTGGTTGAGCTGGAGGAACGATGATAGGCTTTTGTTTTTTCGGCATTGCTGCTTCAGCGCTTGCTTGTCCTATTTCAACACCCGAAGCAGTTAAATACTTGTTCATGATATTTTCAAACAGCGGTTGCGCTGTCTCAACGCTTTTTTGCTGTGCTGAAGGTTCTGTTGCAGTTCCACCCATCATACTACTAAAGTTGTTCACGAGGCTATCAAATGTTGGTGGAGCTTGTTCTGCTGCTGCTTCAGGTGGTGCAGTCTGTTGACTTCCTGCACCGATTGTAGGCGCTGCTACAGCTTCTTGCGTAGCAGAAGATTCACCTCCTGCAGAAGTTGTTGGTTGAGCCGTAGCCATAGGAGCTTCAGTTGTACCAACAGGCGTTGCTGGCGCGGCCACAGGTTGCTGAACCCGTGCAGATATGATGTCTGTGCCCGGTGGTGCGCTCTTACCCTTTGCTGCTGCATCTGCTTTACGGTCTTTTCTCGCGCGGTCGGCTACAGTTAACCCATCATCGTAAACCATTTCTCCTGTTCTAGCATCAATACCTAAGCTCTGTGCGGCCTTCCCATCCGGCCCAATAGGAGCGTCACTTTGGGCGCCGCTTCTATTCAACAGCGTTAATACTTCTGTTATCTTACCTTGCTTTTCTTTATCATCGCCAGAGGGTGGCTTTGAACCTATCTCTTTAACTTTGCTTTCTAAAATTTTTAATTGGCCGGGTTGAATATTTAAGCCAATGTACTTGCCGCTGCTTTTATCTTTTGTCAAGAATGCATCACGAACAGTTTGCGGCTTTATATTACCTCGTGCAAGAACTCCGGAATCATTCAAAGATTTAATAAATGTTTCAACTCTTTGATTTTCTCCGTCTATTCTTTCTTGTTGTGCCTTATCAGAACCAGCAGCTCCATTTTCTTCCCAACTCTTAAACGCTTGATAAACTAGAAGACCGATTCCTGCTCCAGCCATAACTGCTAACGCTGCAGGTGATACTAAGAATCCAATGAAAGATTTTAAGAACCAACCAACGGAATTGAGCAATGCTTTTGATAATGCACTTATTATTACGCCTTTACCTGCATATAAAACTGTGGCTATTCCTGCTGATTTTAACAGATCCATACCTGTAATACTTCCGATAATTTCTTTATCGAGAAAATTACTTAAGAACGGTCCTAGATCATTTTTGAAAAAGTTAGGAAGATCGGTTGTTAACCAATTGAAAGCTTTACTTAATGATTCTTTAATCTTTTCTGGATCACTAGCTACTTCTTTTAAGTAATCAATTATTGCAGGAGAAAACGCAAACAAACCAAATCCTAATAGTTCTAAAAGACCGCTTTTGCCTTTTTCTCTTTTACCAGCAAAAGAAGCGCCAATAGATACGGCTTGTTTTTCTTGATACTGAGGAACTAACATAGGAGCATTGCCAACCAGAAGTTTGATAACGTTATCAAACGACTGATTGATTGCTATGAAATTAGATAGGATGTCATTCAATATTACTTTTTCTTGTTTTACATCCTCTTCTATTTTTTCAAAGAATTGATTTTTTACAATATCTTGTTCTTTAGAATTTAAATCTAATTTTGTTCTCAGTAACTCGATTGCTTTTTCTGATAGCTTTAGCATAACTTTTATTTCTTACTAGCCCAGGTTGCAAATCCCATGTACGCACCTACTATAGATGCCATAGCTATGTAAAACATATCAAGAATATTTTCTAAAGATTTTATTCTTGCAGAATCTATCAATGGAGTAAAGAGAACAGCTGTGTATACTGCTAAGCAAATCATAGCAACCCAGGCCATTCTTCTTCTGTTCTTAAATTTGTCTTCTGTTATTTTTTCTTCCACTTTACTTACATTCCCATCGCCGTTTAAGTCTATGGAGTCTTGTTGATTTGACATCTTTATGGTTTCTCTCTTCTTTCTTTCTCTTCTTTAAGATACTGGAGAAGCATTTCAACATATATGTCCCTTTCAAATGGTATCAGATCATCTATTTCAGTTATTGAATATTTGTGGTGCTGAGCCAACGCAAAAACTGTCATGTAATAATTTTTGAGATTATTATGACTCAGCCCTACGTAAAAAAATCTTTTAGTGTACTCAACTTAATTATACGCTCATGCCCCAATGAATTCTCATACTTAATTTCATGGTATAGCTTGGGCATCGTTGTGAAAAACTGTTCTATCTTTTTAAATGTTTTTGTATCTAAGTTTTCGATGAATTCAATAAGTTCTTGTTCGGTGCTGTCTTTTGCAGGATAAACTTTTTCTTTATCGTAAATAACATCTATACAGCTTATTAGAATGTTATTTAACATATCTCCTTCGTTATCAGCCTTTGCTACTTTTTCACCAACTTTCAAAGTCGGATACTTCAATATCACGCCGACTTCATCGGTTATCTGTATCTTATTAACATGGTCTTTATCAAAAATTACTTCTATATCATCGAGGTTTAGCTCAAAATCATATATCTTGTCATCCTCAGTATCTCTATATCGTAATTTAACAATGTTGTTAACTGATCTAGCTCTAAGCTTTAAAAAAATATATTCAATATCAAAAGTGGTAAGCTTATCTACGTCGATATTATCGAGGCAACAATTATTGATAATCTGTGTTAGCGCTAATATTTCTTCATCATCATTTGATTGCTGCGCCATCAATAGCAACTTTTCTTCTTTTACGAGAAAAGGACGAAACTTAAGTTCTTTCTGTAAAGAAGGAATCTTAATGAAAAACATCGGCGTTTGAATTTTTGGTAAAGCCATTCTATATAACTCCTATATTATCTAAAAACACCCAATCCAGTGCTTATTATATTTGCGTTGTTTACTAAGTTTATAGCATCTCCTACGCTTTGAGGTTTCTTAAGCGTTGCTAGTGTTTGCGCTATCGTTCCAGCTTTTATTACTTTCTGAACAAATGAAAGTCCAGTAGTGACTCCTTCTCCTGCAGGTAATTGCTGTGCTACCCATGATTTATAAAAGAAGTTGACACCAATGGTCATGAAATCATTTTGGCTAGCCCAGTTCAAAGGCACCTGTGACAATCTATATGGAAAGGCGTCTGTTAGTTTATAAAAAAGTATTTTATCAGAAAGCGTGTTGTAAACTGAGATCTCCATTGAACAGACGTAATCGCTTCGATAACCTACTTTAAAGAAGTCTGTTCCTGGAGGAGCACCATCAGTATTAGTTTGAAACTCAACTACTGATGACATCCATTGATGAAAAATATTCATTACAGAACCAGCACCATCTCCTATGAATATAAGTTCAATGTCTCCATAGACTGCAGCATGAGGAAATCTTTCTATTGCTCCTATGCCGTTTGGAATATTTTCATCAACAGCAATATCTATACCAGGTAAGTCTGCTTTCAGAGTAAAGAATGAAAGAGTTCTTGGTCCTTGAACCGCCGAAAAATAAGATCCAAACGAACTATTCAGATTTGGATACAACGTAACTAGAAAAAGATTCGTTGGAAGAACACCGTCATATTGATTTAAAGTTGACTTGAATTCTTCTATAGAAAAACCACTAGTCTTTCTTTGGGGCATTGTTCCATTAAGACCAATAATTGATCCTAATTTTCCAGTTATTGAATCTAAAATAGTCGACATCCTATTTCCTTCTCTTAATTTGATTTAAGCTGTCTTTCCAGACTTGAGCTTCTGTTTGTTTTTGGAATCTTTGTAGTGGCAAAAATAAAGCCAATTCCCATTCCTTTGGAGGAATAAACGCTATCTTAGATCTAATATTCGTATGCAAATAAGATTTAACACAAGGAGCAAAAGACTTCATGCTTTTTTGCGAATTCAAATAGTTGTAAGTTATCTTAGCCAATCGAGTTGAATCTTTAGAAAAATCATTTGAATTAGCTAATATGTACAAGTTATCCATCAACACAGCTCTATAAGGAGGAGGTAAATAATGTAAGTTCAATCCTAAGAAACCAGTTTTAGTTATATTGAAAGGAAACACGATAGGGAACGTATCATAGTATGGTAAGGTTTCTTTAGTCTTAGGATTGTAATTGAATAAAAATAAACTACCTATCTCCCGCAAGCTTCTTATTCCTGTTACGTGTTTTCTATCATCGATTGTTACTATTGGAGAAATAGACGTCTTATTAATGTTCTGTGATTTTTGTCTAAACCAATCTCGAGATTTTGCAGCTGTGTCTAGTGTCTGAACACGACTTTGTTCTAATAATTCTTTGTATACGTTTCTTATAGCCATTACACCATTATTCCTAACTCTTTTTCCGTTGCTATTAAGAACTTCCAGTTTTTACTAGAACAATATTTTTTAGCAGCTTCCCACTTTGCTTGGTTGACGCCCCACGTTTGAACCTCATATAAATACTGTTTGGTTATAGTTTTTTGAGGAATTGGTGGTATAGTCTGCTTTTGCGGTTTAACTTCGATCACTATTGTTTCTGTTAAACCTTCTTTATTTATTTTTTTGATCCAAAAATCAGGAAAATACCTATGAACTTTTCCGTCTATAGGTGACATATAGGGAATGAAGAACTCTTCACTCGCCCACTCTAAGACGTTTGAATTTTTATCTAAATAGGACATCAACTTAAGTTCGTACAATGACCTATAAATAATGTTAGTAGGATTTCCTTTATACTTCTTAGGATGCCTGGGTTTGAAATAGCCTTTATAACTCATAAAAACTATTTATAAATACTTTTAAAAAGGACTATAGATGCCAATTTATGATAGATTAAATTTTACGAGCGATGTAGGCAAAAGTGTTGCGGGTCTAATACCTTCTTCAACTGGAGTCTCAAGCCAAGGCATGAGCGCCTTAAGCAACGCTTTAGCAGGTCAGGGATTATCATTAGATGGCATCAAGAATGTAGTTACATTGAAGTCAGATGAAATCTCTCCTCTAGGAAAAGAGCTTGGACGCATAGGCCCAGGCAAACTATTCAGTGCAAGATCACAGGGGTTTAACGAAAATAACGACCCATCGTCAGTGATTAGAAATCAGTCTACTGAAAGTTTTCAATATCCTACAGACAATCTTAGAACTGAATTTTTAACTATTGATTTTAGCAAGTATAAGCGCCCAAGCAATTTTGATAAAGGTAAGTTTGAATCGATAATGTATGCGCACTTACCCATTCCTAGAATCATAACCGAACAGCATACCATAGATGTTGCTCCATCGCAGTTAAAAACATTAGGTGCTTTAGTTCCAATAGCTGAGAATGCACTTAGAGAAGGGGTAGGAGAGGGCAGAGCTTCTCGTGAAGATTACATAGAAGATGCGATTGGTGCAGCATATTCTGCTCTTGCGGGATATTCGGGAGAAGCGGTCGGAGGCATTGTTGGGCAGTACGCTGGCGCTATTCCTAATCCACACATATCCGTGTTTTTTAATGGTGTTGACCTAAGACCAGCTATAGAATTTAGTTGGATGTTTACTCCTAAGTCACAAAGAGACAGTGAAGTCTTAAAGTACATGCTTAAAAGAATTAAAACCTTGGTGCTCCCTACTATTTCGCGCGGCAATGGGA